GTTGTCTTGAAATTTAGGTAAATTTATAGATTTTTTCAAATCACGATAAGCTCTTGGTACTCTGCTATTAGAAATATGGTTTAACGAAAAAGTGCCTTCAATTGATTCAAACTCCATGTATTTATTCGCAAAAGTCATGATCTTATTGAATAATAAAGGATTAGTGTAGCTAAGTCTTACTTCATCTACACATGAGCCAAAATAAATGTACAAAGGTGGCCAACTAGAAACTATACCTCCTAAAGCAGGCAATGTTGTATCATGATCAATTCTATAAAAATTTCGATAAAAGTTAGATAGTATAATTTGAATTTTATAACAACTAGCATGACTCTCTCCATTAGTTTGCAACTCAATGCTTTTAGAAATAATGCTTCTAAAATCTTGGCTTATTCCTTTACCACTGAAGTTTGCAGAAAAGTTCCCAAGAAATTTAGGTAACAATGGTAATAATTCTGAATTAAGATATAAAACCGATAAGAATTCTAAGTAATTTAAGCTAATATTGCATTTTTTTGTAGACATTAAATGATTATTCGCTTTTTGCAAATGTTGATAATAAGATAGACTATCCTTAGCAATAAGATCCATATTCGTTCTTCTATCTTTTTCTATATTGAGTGTACCTTGGCTATCATCAGAGTGTGCATCTAATAACAATATAGCACAAGTATTATATTTTTTATGCACTTTCAATGCTACTTCTCTTTCTGCTAATAATTGTACACCGGCATGATATAAACTACTAAGCATATTGAAAATCCCCATGACAAAGCTGTAAGGCATAACAAAATAAGCTGACTTTTTTTCTTCATCTAATGTAAAATATTTACTAAATTCTGGTCTTTTTGTTATTAATTGGTCATAAATTTGTTTTCTAGTGTGTATTTCTTTAGATTTGTATTTATCAAAGAAATTGCATACATGTTCAATAAATTCAAAAGGTAAAACTTCTTTCATTCCTTCTAACATATCAATATATTTTTCAAAATTACTTCTTGGTGCCCATTTTCTGCAATCGAAAGTTAAATAATATTTTACATATTTTTCACTCTTATACTCAAAATTTTTCCTATGGATAGCATTTGCTCTTTTTGAAGAAGGAATTGTTATCATCTCATTATCTATTAATTCACAAATAAATTTAAACATTTTTTCTATTGTACTTTGATGCAATTTTGTTTCATAATCCATTACATAAATTTCCCTAGGACCACCTCTTTGTACTTTATCAACAACATGCAAAACTGCTTTTTTTAATTTTCTAGTTTCTTGCTCTTTCTCAAAAGTTTTGTTTAAATCTTTCATTTTGCTGAGTCTTTGTATTGGAGTTAAAGATTCATCATCAACAATTTCTAAAATTTTATCTAATCCTTCTTCAATGAGTTGTTTATAAACCACAAAGTAACCCTTATGGCCAAAGAAATTTTCACCTTCATATCTTAGCCCTCTGTTGTTTGCTATAGAATCTACATTATTTTTCATGATTTGATCATACTTGACTTGCAAAGATCTAACACCATGATTTTTCCTAATTTCTGCAGATAAACATTTACCCACTTCATATGCACAGATCTTTGAATAATTAAAATCTGAATTATATAACAATTTTAAATTGTCTGAATTTTCTGGTTTATTGTTTTCATAATATTGCTGAGTTTCAATAATTTTTTCTAAATTTATAGTTTGTTCAATGGATTGATTATCAACACTTTTGGACATCATATATGTACTATAGATAGAATATGTAAAGTCATTAATATTAAGAATATTCCTATCTAATATAGGATGATGTACTTTAACACTATTGAAAGAATCTACAGAATTATTTCTTAATTCCGACCAAGCTACAGTACTTTTTACATACTTTAAATAATTGTCAGCAAACCCATAATATAAGTTTTTTTCAAATGCAGTATAACATGGAGTATCAAATTCTTTCAACAAACTTTCGACTTGTGAGAATTTCCCCATAACATTAACCATAAAATATCTCATATTGTGTAGGTTGATTTCAGTTTTTCTCCTATTGTGCAATGCTAGCATAGTAGGCAAAAACAACATTTCTTTAGCTTCTTCTAAACTGTGTTTGTCTCTCACACTTACAAAATTACACAAAAATTTATAAGGTAAAGCCATCCCATCTAACAAAGCTGTCTGATTTAACTGCATCCAACTTGTTTCATTTTGATTATGTTCCCCATTGTGAACATTACCTGGATTATAATCTAACAAATCAGGTAAAATAGGAGTTATAAGTTTGAAAATTTTACTTTTCCTAGTATTTAGCATTTTTTTCCCACCTTTAACAATCAATAAAACATTTTCTAAGCCTAAATTATCTAAGACGGCATATCTGTGAGATTCATTTCGGTTTGAAAGAGCCATTAAAGTGTAACACAACCTAGAATGAAACAGCAAACACTGCACTAAATTTGTTGACACAATTTCATTCATATAAAGATTCAATTTTTCATTTTCTATTTTTTTCAATTCTGTTATAAAGCCTACATCTTGACAATCAGGTAGATTAAATTTAAAAGCCATAGTTTTAGTTGAGGAATACATAGTTTTGTAGAGCACATTCATATCTAAAACTTCACCCATATATAACTTATATAAACCACCTCCTTTCCAATTACATTCAGAAGCAATCATATCCTTCATACTTTCATCCAAATTTAAAACACCAGAATTAGTTCCTTTAACTGATTTAATATAAGCTGTTTGTAGCTGCTTAAGATTAACTCTCATCTGATCAAATTCATCTTTAAATTCATCAGCTAACAAAGCTCTATTGGCTTTAAAGGTTCTCTTATGAGGATCTTTAACTTTTGAAGCAAGCCAATCATATATTCTTTGATTTTCATTTTTATAATCGTTGGGTTTCTCTGAATATATAACTTTCTTTTCAAACTTAATTTTATCTAAAGAAGCTAACATTGTTTTTACTGATAATGTATTTCCAGCATAATTAATTTTAATTCCTGCTTGATAACTAATATCATTAGTATAAGTACTATCGAATAAATTATAAAAAGAACGCCTAGGTGAATTAATAAGAGCTGGCAGTGTGTTTTTAGGAGTCATCCAATAATTCAATCTCTTTTTGTAATTCTCTAGTTCATTTTGAATGGAATGTGTAGAGAATTCTTTGACTAGATCTCCATGCGGCATATTAAACATAGCTTCAGACAATTTAGGAAAAGATTGTTGATTTTCTCTATCAAATTTCAAAAAATTATTCATAGTATCTAAAGATCGTTCTGGAGTATTTTTTGATAAATGAAATTTTAAATTGCATTCATAATCTTCATTTGTTCTTTTAGACCTGATTAAAAATTGTTTAGAACCTGATAGCTCTCTTTTAAAAATCTTCAATAATTCCATCTCTTCATTGGCCAATTGTTTTAAATATTTCCCTGTATATTTACCTTTATCCTTAGAAACAAAATAAGTGCCTTGTGTGAAATATATATCATAATTAAATTCATCAGTTAACTCTACAACTTTGCTTTTAAATCCTAAAAAGCGATGTAGATTTATCTTTTTATATTCATATTGCCAACCTTCTTCAGTTCTATCTATACTTAATTCTTCTTTAATACCATTTTTCATAAAAGTTAATTGGATTAAATATCTATGTTCAGGAGATATACATTCTATCAATAATTGCAATAAGCTGATGAAAATTTCTGATATAACAATCTGTTTAGTACTTAAATAATCTAAGTTTTCTTTGACACTGGAGCTTGTACTAAAGAGGATAGGATAATAACTGACTTCATAACCTAAATTTTTAGCAGTCAGAATTTCTTTTCTATATTTGGAAGTTTGTGCATCAATACCTTTCATGATGTTACCCCTAAGCAAATTATTGACTACAGAAAATTCATATATTTTTAAGTGTTTCCCAATTATTTCCACAAAATCAGGAGTTCTATTTGAATCTAAAAAGCTTAAGCTGGAATCTGTTCCAAAAGGTTTGCTTTCTTGATAAATTGAATTAAGGACAATATATGAAAATACATCATGTCTAAATTTTACACAAGATTTCAACATTTCATTAGTTTTTTCAGTATAAAGACCTGATTTATGAATTAGGTCAAATATTTTTGAAATATTTCTTAAAGCTAAATCTAGGCATTCTTTAGAAGGATAACAATCAGTAAATTGATTTAAATAATCAATAAAATTGTGTGAATTAGATACATTAAGAGTTGTATAAGACCAACAACAAGTATATTCACTATCTTCAACTGCTAAATTGACTTTAATATCATCTAAATCTTCCTCTTCTTCTTCATCTATCTTTCCTAATCTTTGCTCCACTTCACCATCTTCTTCTGAAATTTCCTCTTCTTGATCTTGAATTTCTTTTGTTTGTTCAGCTTTAGCTTTTTGCTTTTCCAATTCATTAGGTGTAGGGTGTCTAATGGTTAAAGAGTCAGGTTGAAAAGATTTAAGGAAATCGAAATCTTTTTCTTCTTCATTAAAAATGTGAGATAAACTCTGCATCCAATCTTTTTTGCTGTCTTTCTCTTTTACTTTTCCAGAATAAGATGAAATACTTGGTTTAAAATTTTTAAAGAAATCATTTAACTTTTCTTTGCTTTCTTTGTTTTTTAAATTGAATTCTTTTTGAGAATTTTTTGTTAACTTATGATGTTCTTTACCATGACGCATAAGAGCATTATTAATTTTTTGCTTATCGTCAGCATTGATAGATTTGATATTTGACAAGGAAGCACTACGATGATGACTTAAAGTATTTTTACGTCTAATTGTAACATACTCATTAGGGAATAATCTAGCTAAATAAGTATCTATAAGTATTGAGTCTTGTACAGATAATTTTAACCTACCATATAAATATTTACTGATAGTTGCTTCAGCACCCTTAGTTTTAATATATTCATTTAATTCATCTTTAATACTTATTTTATCAATAATATTTGTGGAAATCGGACTGGCTTTAGAAATAGATTTAAATATAGACTGCCCATGAATATCTAAATTTTTCAATCGCAAGCCTTTATTGTTAAAACAACATCTCACAATAGGCGTCCAATGATTACCATTAGTATGTAGAATATACAATGGCAATTTGTTATTGGGTTGAATTGTAAAACAATTATAACTTGTAGAATCAATAGACAACAAGACATATAAACTATATTCTTTAGTATAATGATTTACTATCATACATAAATCTTCAAGACTATGCCATTCTTTATTTATTTTTAAATCAGTACAAACTTTTTTTAAATCTTCAATCTTAACAAATATATTTTCTTTTCCAAGAATTATCTTTAAAGCATGAAGACCACAAAACCCATCTCCTGGAACATTGATTTTTTTAAAAGGGTGTTTATTATCTAGATTTTTAAATTTCAATTCATCTGTTAAATTGCTAAAAACCACTGTACTTATTTTATTTATTTTTCTTGACATGATATTAGTGAACATTACAATATAAATAATGGATCTTAATTTAATAGCCTTCCCTGCAGTTAAATAGTTTTCACCTTTGTCTTTTTTAACAGCTTCAGCTAATCCTGCAAAAGGGTCTATTGATTGAACAAATTTACTTTTATCTTTTTGACTTATTTCACTGTCACTGTCACTATCACTAACTATTTTATTATTACTTTCGTCATCTTCTTCATCTTCTTCATCAGAGTCTTGTAATCCTGCATAAGCTTTCAAATCAAAAGTTGCTATAGA